CTTTAGCAGAACCACCTCGGATGCCGTTTTGTGTGCAGCATCGTACAGTGCTTTCAAACTTTTTAAGGAAGGGGACAACGCCTGTGTGTTGTACCTCTCCGCCTCTGATTTTAGCGTTGATCCCACGGATTCTGCCTGCGTTAATACCGATACCAGCCCTTTGTGCGACGTAGTGACCAATAGCCATATCACTGCTAAAGATACTATCGAGGGTGTCATCAACATCAACGAGAACACAAGATGCAAATTGACGTAGCGGTGTCCTGACCCCTGCCATGATCGGCGTCGGGATGTTGAGTCGGTGTTTTGAGATTGCGTCATAATACTTTTTGACGTATTCCAACCTATAATATTTGTCGTCATCTTGGAAGAGAGTCGCCGCCACCATCATGTACATAAACTGTGGCGTCTCGAAAATCTCTCCAGTTGAACGATCTTGTACGAGATATTTATCTGTTACCTGACGAATGCCAGCATATGTAAACAGGTAGTCACGATCGTGATCGATGTAACTATTAAGTTTTTCCCACTCCTCATCTGTGTAGCGAGACAAGATGCCCTTATCATATACACCTTGAGCGATGCACTTCTCTACATGATCTTTCAGAGGAGGGTGTCCATCTGGATGTCCATTATAAACTGCTTTTCTCAAACTGAATAGAAGCAGTCTAGCAGCAACAAACTGATAGTTTGGAGCATCTAGATCGATAAGGTCATTTGCAGACCTAATAAGAATTTCTTGGATGTCAGAGGTCTTGATGCCATCAAACAATTGAAGATTGGCATTCATTTCTACTTGACTCTCAGAGACGCCTGCAAGACCGTTGCAAGCGAGTTCTACCATTCTATGAATCTTATCCAAGTCAAGGGGTGTTTTTACACCATCCCTTTTAATAACAAAGATTTCTTTGGGTGTCATACCTTTTTCCATTCAGTTAGTTTAACGTGTGCTTCTAAACCGTCATAGGTGTTAAATTCTACCAGAGATTGAACGTCATGTCCAGCGAGGAACATATCATTTATATCTTTCTCTTGTAGATTGTGTGGCCATATTACGACCTCGTATCCTTTATCAATCGCCTTTTTCATACGATTGACAATCTCAGCGTTTCTTTTTTCATTATCAAATACAAAGACAACATCTTTATCATCAAGCAAGTTCCAATCTATATCGGCACCTGCCATGGCAATCGCGTTATCTATGTATAGACTATCGAAAGGTCCTTCCGTGATGTATACAGTCTTGTTAAAATTTACCCTGTCCAGTCCGAATACTTTCGATCTGTTCTCATCCAACATGATAGTGATGTATCTCAACTTATCATTTGGTGCTAGAGACCTCCCTTGGAATCCAAACCAAGTTCCATCTGTGTCAATGAAAGGAATGATAATTCTGGGGTGATCCTTTTTAACATTATCGAACGTAGGTTTCTGAGTGTTAACCCATGTACAGAAATCATCGACGTAGTACAGATCCTTATAATTTACTTTGGGGATCTGACGACCGAGGATATATCCGACTGCGGGGTGCTCAGTATTTAGCTCTGAAATAGATACTAGTTCACCTTTTTTCTTGAACTTCGGTTTAAGAAAATCATTGAGTTTAGGTTTAGGAACAAACGATCCTTTGCCTGTGCTTCCATTCTTATATCTCTCCATGATGTATTCATCATAAAGGTCAGGAGCATTGTCCTTCAAGAAATTTGGAAGCGTTCTACCGACACCACAATTGTGGCACTTGTATACCATGTCCGTTTTGACACGAAAAAAGTACCCACGCGCCTTGTTCTTATGCTTCTGTGAGTCACCACAGTAAGGGCATCGGAAGTTATAGAGATCCTCTTTCTTTCTGGCAAACTTATCTAGACGACCAGAAAGAAGATTCACATAATGTACATCAACAAAATTAGACAATTCTATGGATCCCACTGGAATCCATCATACTAGATTGTGTTGAAGTTGTCAACTGCCTCAGGATTTGCTGACCTGGTGCTGATAATAAAAACGATATTACAGTGAGACCGCCAAATATGGTCCACATCTTCTTCTCCATAATCCTAAGTCTTTCATCAATCTTACGGATGTCTCTTTCACATCCTTTCTTGATTGCTTCAGTTTCTCGGTTGATGTCAGCAGAAATTCTATCAATTTTTTCAAACAAGACTTCATCAACCTTGTCTTGTTTGTCCAACTTCTCATTATGCACAGCAAGAAGTTGACCCATCTTTACAGAGTTATCCTGTAGAGAGTCAACTACCCGTTCTAACCGTTCCAATATTGCTGTGTTTATGTCAGACATTACCGCGTAGCGTCCATTTCAGCACCCGCCCGTGCTTGTTTCTTGAGTTGTTGTGTCTTTGCTTGCAATTGCTTTTGAAGTTCTTGCTTCTTAAGCATGATCTTTTTCTTTTCCATGTTGATCTTCATGTTTGCTTGCTGTTGCTTTACTTGTGCATCAGCTTGCTCTTGTACATTACGCATGTGCTTCATCCTTTTATCCATGAAAAATTTACCAGCACTACCAGGTAAAATTCTTTCTACACTGATATCTTTTCTGTGAGAAGGCATGATCACCATACGAAGTTTACGCTGGAGTTCAGCAGGTGAGTTAGCATAGATTACTGTCTCACCAACTTCAGGGATGTTTACTTTATATTGAAACAACCTTGATGGTGTTGTAGGGTTCTCTCTTGATTCCCCTAACTTATTGCCTGGTGCCACGAGTTTCTTTGCGTCCTTCTTTTTAATCTTGCCGCGAAACTTCATGACAGGATCGTAACCCGCGTTCGGTCCAGTGGCATCTGCGCTACCACTAAATCCACCAGTCCCAGCAGTCATTACGGTCATAGTTTTGAAAGTTCTTCTTGAATATCAGGATCTTCCTCTAATTCTGGAAGCATCCCTACAGGATATTTATTAAGATAACCTAGTACAGTCTTTAAAATACACCAATATTCTCTCTCCAACTTAAAGAAGAGAAGTGGTGTTGCCGCTTCACCAAAAACATTATAAAGAATGATGAGGTGATTTATAATCAAGTGCGTTCTTAACGCTTGTCCTCGCACATAACGCTTCAAGAGTCTTTTCAGATACTTGAAGCGTTTCATGTCTTCATCGAAATCATCGCGTGTAACGCAATGAGGGTTTTCATAATGCTTTATGGCGAACAGAATGTAATTAGATTCATTCAGTTCGTCAAATTTCATTTATTAACTTGCAGTAAATGTCTTAGTAGAACCAGATCCACCAGCACCTACAACGTCACCAGCAACGAATGCTTTGTCTGATGTAGCGCCACCTGTGGAATCAACAATAGTTCCAGAGATTGTTTGTGCTTGGATAGCATGTGCTTTACCAGTTGCAGCAGCAGTGAATGTAAACTCAACACGGTTCACACCTGTCTGTGCAGCAGCAGTAGCAGTGATGTTGGCACTATCAGTTGTATTTCTAACAACTAAGGTTGCGCCATTAGTGACGTTAACCTGTTCGTTGTAGATAACAACAACAGTTCCTGTTGCACCACCAGCATAACCTGTCTCCTCAAAGAAGACTGCGGTAATGTCTGCTTCACCAAGAGTGTTTGTACCACGGCCACCTGCGCCTACAAGTCCATCAACTGCTACAAGAACTTCGTCCCAGTATGCAGTTTTTGCAGCGTTCTTATAGTGACGCAATACCCAACCTTCAGCAGTTGCGAAGATATTTTGAGGGTCTACTACACTACCTCGTACAGCCCACTTTGGCTTAGATTCGTCAGCGTCAGTTACACCGTAAAGTGCCATGGTAATGCTCCTAAATTCCTATTGATTTGTTATAGTTATTTATAAAAATAGGGGTCTCTGAGACCCCTCTAGAATCGTCTCAGACTCACTCTTCACGATTAACTAGCGCCTTCTTGACTGACTCTAATAGAGCGTCATCGGCGGTCGTCTTAGTGAGCTTTACTGCCTTTTCTAAGACTAGGATACAGATGTCAATAAGTTTTTCACCGAGTTCTGCGTCATCGGGGATCTTAGCAACTGCATCGCTTACAATCTTTTTCGCAAACGGAAGAAGAAATGATACTAACATGATTTGATACCAAAATAGGGTCTATCCTATATAGGCTCAATCGTATTTTTTCACTCCACCCTTCATGTAACCAGAACCTTTGCTGTCGTAAAAACGAACACCTTTCTTTCTGGTATCAGAATAGAGTTTTTCTTTTGCCTTTTCCCCTTTCGCCATGACTTCTTTGTAACGCTTGCCGTATTTCATGCGAGCGTCACGTTCTTTATGTTCTTTTTCTTTCTTCAGATGAGCGAGTTCTTCGTTCATGATCCTAAACCACGACCTCTCTTATAGTTGTCCTCACCACCATAGCGAGCCATGGTATCAGCATAAGATTGCCTGTCTTTGAAACCTGCTTTCTTTGCTTTAGCATCTGCTGCTTTTCTATTGTCTGACATCTTCTTATACTTTCCAGTACCAGCATCAGACTTAGCACCCTTTTCTTTTTTCTTTTGTCTACTACCACCACTACCCATGAGAGCACCCTTGCCGTACTTAGCAGTGATAGATGCTCTCACAATATCCATGGCAGTTGGTTTGCCACCAGTAGGTTTCCTAGTGCCACCCTTGTCATAACCTTTCTCTTTCTTAAGACGAGTTGCCTCAGGGACATACTCATCAGTAAAAGTTACAGGACTTGATACAGTTCCTTTTCCTTTCACATATCTCGTAGTTCTAGGATTCTTAGGATCATCACTCTTGAAGTCCTTGTGAATCTTAGAATACTCTTTACGAGACATCTTAATCGACTCTTCATTATATTGATTGAAGGTCAAGAGTTTCGTCTCAGAATCGCTTTCTTTATTGCTTTCTTCTGTGACTTCTTCTTGACTGACATAGGCGGTTTCCTCCGTAGAAATTTCTGTTTCATCACCGAGTTCTTCTTTACGGCGTTTCTTATCACACTTTTTACAATCACAGTCTTCACCGTGATTCTTTTTCATGTCTTTGTCGCCGCAAGAACCCTCCATTACTTGATCCTTTTTAGGATTTATAATGACTTTGGTTTTCTTTTCTTGTAGTTCTTTAAATGATAACATAATCAACCACCATAGTTGGAACGAGCTTTGATGTCTGCCATCTTAGAGAAACGCTCCTTCTCTTTCTGTCTGGTGATTGCACTTACAATCTTACCAGATCTATCTTGTGCCTTAGAACCTGCCTTAGTATTCATTCCTTTACTAAGTGCTTCACGACTCAGGTTACCTGCTTTGCGATACATTGCAGTTTCCTTCTTCTTATCGATAGGTTTGTAACCTTCTTCGATGATAGTTTCAATCTCTTGAATGGTGAACAATCCAGACTCGTGGAGATGTGCAATTCTATCATACTCTTCACCCATACGCTTGGCGAGTTTATCGCTGCCTTTGGATACTACACGAGAAGTCTTGCCGATTGCTTTCTTCAAACCACGCTTGATTGCGCCACCGATTCTCCTGAGAATACCTTTCTTCTTAGGAGCACCAGAAGATTCCCCGCCACCACCAGAGGAAGAACTGCTACTGGAGGTGCCTCTGGTATCCTTCAGCAGTTTGTCTAACTTACCACCTGTACCATCATCATCGCTAGAGGAAGACTTAGGTGCTTCTTTCTTTTCAGGACGTGCCATTGCTTTTGCTTTCTGCTTTGCCTTAGCAGCAGAGAACTCACCAGCAACTTTACCAGCAGTTTGTGTTGCTTTCTTACCAGCAGACTTAACGCCTGCCTTAACCATAGAACCTGCCTTCTTAGCGGCAGACTTCATACGCTCAACACGAGAAGGACCTGCTTTCTTTGCTGCTGCCTTTGAAGATTTAACAGCAGAATCGTAATACTTGTCGCTTACCTCAGTG